TCAATAGAAAACGGGCTTGGTTATCATTGGGAATTAAGTCAGAAGAAGGACGGGACAGCAATTTAAGTGGGGCTTCAGAAGCAACTAATTACCAATCTGGAACCAATTCTCACGTTGCTCCAGCAACAAGCATATTTGATCCTGTTTTGTGTGAGATTATGTATAGGTGGTTTAACGTTGAGGGCGGTTCAATTATTGATCCGTTTTCAGGAGGATCTGTAAGAGGTATCGTAGCTAAATATTTGGGTTACGATTACCACGGCAATGACCTAAGAAAAGAACAAATTGATGCAAACGTTAGAAACGCTCATGAAGTACTTGGAGATGCAATTCCGACTTGGAGTGCAGGAGACAGCACTCAAATATCTAAGTTGGTAAGCGGGCAACCGTTTGATATGCTGTTTACTTGTCCTCCATATGCAGATTTAGAAGTATACTCGGACGATGAGCATGATATTTCAAATATGAATTACGATGACTTTTTGAAAACATACAGAACCATAATCAGTGAATCAGTTAGCTTATTAAAGCAAAATCGGTTTGCCGTAATAGTTGTTGGTGAAGCACGCGGTAAAAACGGAATGTACTATGGGTTTGTAAAGGATACCGTACAAGCGTTTCAAGACGCAGGAATGGACCTATACAATGAGTTCTCATATGTAACGCCCAATGGCACAGCAGGGATGAGAGCTGATAGAACGTTTGGCAGTATGCGTAAAGCCGTTAAAACACATCAAAACGTTTTGGTTTTTTATAATGGAGATCAGCAAGAAATAAAATCTAACTATCAACATATCGAAGTGGCTAATTTAAATAGTGATGATAACGTTGATGACGTTTAAATAAATAAGATTATTGTCTTTAAACCAGTGATTGTTTGTTGTATTATTTAAAAACAATGATGTTGGAGGATGACAATATGAATGCGGAAGTTGTAGAGCTGAAGCAACGAGCAGAGCAAGGAAGATATTTATACCAGATTGGTGAAATTAGCCAAAAAGAAGCAAAAACACGGGTAATGCCATATATAAACGCAGTTAATAGCAAGGCTAAAGAGATTGCAAATAAATATAATATGCGTCCAAAAATGGTAGCTTTTAAATCATTTGTAAGATAGCAACAGCAAAGTGTAGAGATGAATGTGTGGTAACAACTTTTTATATAACTGAACCGGATTGTTACCGGTTCTTTTTTTGTTGCTATAGTTCAAAGATGGTAACATATAAAAGGAGGATCGCTCTAAAAAAAGCGGATAAATTTAATCCACAAAGCAGCGCAATTAATGCTGAAAAATTAAATTAGCCAAACGGAACTATAAACAGTGATTTTTAAATATTGATAGTATAATTGGGTGTAAATAAATTTTATGGATTGGGGGTAATACGATGGCAAGAAGAAAAAGGACTAGTATCAAAAAAGATTATTGGCTGTCACCTGCCGGACTTGTTCTTATACAGGGATGGGCGAGAGATGGACTAAGCATGGATCAGATTGCAGAAAGCATGAATGTGTCAAGGTCTACACTGTTCAAGTGGAAAGCAGAAAATCAAATGTTATCGGACGCGCTTTTGATAAACAGGGAGATTGCGGACAGACAGGTTGAAAATGCACTATTTAAAGTTGCTAAGGGATTCCACTACACGGAAGACAAGATTGCTCCAAGCGGTGCAAAAATATCTAACGTTAAGAGTTATCAGGCACCAAATGTCGGAGCAATAAAGCTATGGTTATCTAACCGGAAGCCCGATACTTGGCGAGAAAAACAATCAATTGAACTTTCTGGGAAAGTTGACAGTCGGCTAAGTGACGTTTCAACGGAAGAACTGATTGAGTATTTCAACGAATTAGGATCAAAGGGTGATGAAAATGCCGATTAGTAAGGCTGATTCAGCCAAATATTTAATTGAAAATGAACTTGCACGTAGAAGCTACGAGTATTATTTCATGCTAAGCCACGAGAACAAGTATTTAATGTACCCGCACGTTAAGATGCTGTGTGATTACATGCAGCGGATCATAGACGGAGAACAACTGTACCTGTGTGTTGAGATGCCACCTCGGCATGGTAAGTCTGCTACGATAACAGAAACGTTTCCCAGCTATTACTTGATGAAAAACCCTGATAAAGAAGTCATGTTGTCTGCTTATTCAGAAGACCTTTATAAGAAGTTCGGACGTAAGAACCGGGATAAGTTCGCAACGTATTCTCACACTTTATTTGGAGAATCAATATCGCCAAACACTAGTTCAGTGTCTGATTGGGGAATTAAGGATCATGATGGGGGGATGTACTCAACATCTATCCTATCTGGTGCCACTGGACGTGGGGCTGACTTGCTTATCATTGATGACCCTATCAAGAACCAGCAAGAGGCACTGTCTCAAACTATACGTGATAGAATATGGGGAGAATGGGAAGCAACATTCTCCACGCGGCTTCATGCTGGTAGCTCGTGTATCGTAATCATGACCAGATGGAGTGATGATGACTTGATCGGCCGGTTGCTAAGACAGAAAGCTTATCCATGGATAGAGTTAAAGCTTCCAGCCGTATGTAACAGCAAGGATGACTTGTTAGGGCGAGAAATTGGTGAGACGTTAGCGCCACAGCCACCACTAAGCTACGATAAAAAGTGGGCCGAACAACGTAAAAAAGGTGTTGGATCACGAGTGTGGGCCGCTTTATACCAGCAAGAACCAGTTCCAGAAGGCGGGGGTGTATTTAAACCCGAATGGTTGCGATATTATGTCCCTGACGAGGCGACTAGACTTAATCTGGGGCTTGGACAGGACGTTGCTGTATTGCCCCGCATATTGGACGACACGGTGCAATCGTGGGATGCTACATTTAAGAGCAAAGACAACGATGACTTTGTAGCTGGTCAAGTGTGGGCTTCCCGTGGTGCCAACCGTTATCTATTGCATCGAGAACACGCACGAATGACGTTTACAGAGACCGTTGCGGCAATTGAACGTGTTACAGCTATGTACCCGCAGGCTACACGTAAGTTCATCGAAGATAAGGCTAACGGGCCAGCGATCATAAACACGCTACAGAACAAAATAGGTGGCATTGTCCCAGTCGAACCACAAGGCGGCAAGGAAGTTCGTGCTTATGCAGTTACGGCACAGTTTGAAGCTGGCAATGTATTCATCCCCCATCCGGCATGGCGGCTTGAGATGGGCGACTACATTACTGAACTGACGACATTTCCAACCGCTGCGCACGATGATGAGGTTGATAGCACTACCCAGGCACTAACTTATATGGAGCAGACCAATAACTTGTTTGCACAATACGGATTATAGGAGGGACAACATGTCAAAAAGAACTAAGAAGGGTGTAAAACCACTTCAATTAGATGCAATGTCAGCAATGTATAATGGAACACCAGCGACATACAGCAACATTAACCCTGGCTATCGGACTAAGGTGCTAGACAGGGGACAAATATATGAGCTATTTCATGATAATCACATAGCCAATCTAGTAGTAACTAAGCCAGCGGAGGATATGACGCGTAATGGCTGGGAGTTCACATCGGACAACGAAGACCTTGATACAATCATCAACAAGAAACTAAAGGATTTAAACGCACAGACGGTGTTTTCAGAGTTCATGCGTGATCGGTTACTTTGGGGGGATGCGTTTATTGCTTTGGGAATCATTGACAAAGGATCAAACGACTCATCACAACCAGTTGGAAATGACGTAGTTGACGTTGACTATATCAATTGCTTTGACCCACGCATGGCCGACAGCATTTACGTGCAGCAGTTTCCATTTAACCCTGACTTTGGTAAGGAAAGCAGCATTAGAGTTACTGCTGGTGAGACTAACGGACTGCCAGGAACAGAATTTCAGTCTTCCACAAGTGTGTCCAGAATTTATGACGCTTCGAGATACATGCACATTAGTTTCAATCGCCCGTACAATGAAGACTTGGGTAGATCGGTTTATGAAACCATATTCGAAGCGTTGAAGCTTGCTGATGTAACTAACTGGTCGGCTGGTCAGATATTGCGTGACTTGACGTTCAAGACTTACAAGTCGCCGTCAGTTGATACGGCTGTGGCATCTAGTGCAGGATCGAATGGTGTTAACAAACTAATGCAATTAAGATCACTTATGAATATGCAATTCTCAACCGAAGCATTAGCGCTTATAGGCAATAATGACTCAGTTGATAAGCAAGGAACCCAGCTGTCAGGAGTTGGCGATTTAATCAGCTTTATGTGGGATGATATTTCGGCAGCAACTCACATCCCCAAGACAGTTCTTCTCGGTCAGCAGTCGGGTAAGGTTTCTGGTACACAAACGGATGTTCAGAACTACTATTCATACATCAAGGCGCAACAAGAAACCATTTTGCGGCCATATTTGGAACGATTAATTCGACTTCTTATTAAATCATCTAATGTCGGTAACACTGATCCAGATTCAATTGACTGGCAAGTAACGTTTAATCCATTATGGCAACAAGATTCACTTGCTAACGCGCAAACAGCCCTTGCAAAGTCGCAGGCTTTATCTGGAATGGTTAATTCTGGTGCATTGTCAGCAGAAGAAGCACATGATGCGTTCTTAGAAAACGATAAGAGCAACGCAACCAATAAGTACACGGGTGACAGCCAAGACTTTATCAGTGAAGACGTGAAAAAGGATTATCAAAACGAAACTAAGAAACACAAGAACTGGTTCAAAAATCTGTTTAATTAGAGGGATGTTCCATGAGCAAGCGTATTAAGATACCAA